TATTGGTTAAAATATATCTATTAAAATATATTTAAAAATCTATTTATACAATAAAAAAAGTGGCATATCAGTTTGATATACCACTTTTTTATCTTTGTTCTAATTATTTATTCTTAAATTACTTAGATGCAAGATAAGTATTAATATCAGCAACAACTTCGTCTACATTCATACCATGAACTAAACAAGCTTCTTCAAGAGATTCTCCCTGAGAAGATGGACAACCGATACAGTGCATACCAGCGTTCATAAGAATTGCAGCAATACTCATATCCTGAGCAAGCATATCGCCAATAATCATATCCTTAGTTACTTCTTTCATAACACACACTCCTTAAATTATTTATTAGTTAATAAACCCATTGAATTAAATGGGAAGTATCTAAATACAGCTTTTCCCTCTATTTTATCTCTCTTTACATACTTGTTATTCCAGAAACGAGAGTCAGCAGAATTGTTTCTGTTGTCGCCCATCATAAAATAACTGTCATCAGGAACATAGTATGTAGCATCCTCTGTAACCATAGGTTCGTGGAGGAAAGATGTATCAAGAGGTGTTGTACCGTCATTAATATAAACTTGGTTATCTCTTATTGTAACCTTTTCGCCAGGAAGACCAATAATCCTCTTTATGTAGAGAACACTTTCGTCATCTGGGAATTTAAATACAACAATGTCGTATCTTTTAGGGTCGCTAAACTTGTAGCTAAGTCTGTTAGCAATAAGTCTGTCCCCTGTCATAATAGTAGTTTCCATAGATGCTGAAGGAACTCTGGCATTTACTATAACAAATTGAGTAATGAAAACGGCACATACAATGGCAACAACAATAGTTTTTACCCAGTCCCAAATTTCTTTCATAACACTCTGAGA